GAGACACCTCTATAACAGGAGAAACATCGACAACAGGAGAAACATCGACAACAGGAGAAACATCTGTTGGTGGGTATACTTCCTGGAGAGGTTCTGTGTTCATAGTCTCCTTACTTAAGAAATCCTCCAGTACCTGGGTTGTGATAAACCTCACATCCTTATCACTGAGACCCATGTCCTGATTTTTCTCTATCTCCTTTAGATTCTTTCTTAATTCTTTGATCTTCTTCCATAATATATAAATAATAAACGATAAAATACTTATAGATGCTACTGCAGCCAATACCAAACCCTTTCTCTTGTAAGGAATCATAGAACACCCGACCATTCCGGCTGCCAATACGGATGCAGAATCTATTGATTCTCCCCCTATGTCCTCATGGTACGTGTCGAAATCATTTTCCGCACCCTTCCCAGAACCAGACTCTAGAACATGGCCATATTCGAAATCATGACCAGGTTCAGATGCTACATTGTTTCCAATCGATGTTACAGATTCGTCCATTTCCACTTCAGCCTCTGATTCATCGGAATCGGAATCATATATGTCTGAATCAGAATCATACACATCATCTTCATCCGATTCATCTTCTTCCGAATCTTCTTCACTTAGAAGTTCGTTTGGTTCAATATCTTGGACAAAATCCTCTATAATAGGAGAATTGCGATCTAATAAAGGATCTTCATTTACCATGAATTCCGTATCAAATGTCAATCCGTGAGAATCGTCATCTTGTCTAGGTGATATAGGGAGATATATAGAATCTTCATCGTAGGGGACTTCCATTTCAAATGTAGTTTAAACACAATCAAACATTTTAAGGTATACGATTAATCCGCAAAATCAACGACGCCCTGCCATTACTCTTTTCATCAAATCATCTGTTGAAGCTGTATATTTTTCATCATCTACGACATCTTTGGGTGGAGCGAATGCTTGTGCAATACCACACCCAACATTCTCATCGGAAGATTTAATATTGGGGACAACTTCTTTTTGCTTTTCCTCGGCTTCTTGTACCATAGAATCTGAAAGACATTCTATAAATTTAAATGCAGAATCTCCACAATACCCTTTGCCGTCGTGTATTATAATGGGTGTTCCTTTAAGCCATGGAGGTATGGCAGACATTTTTGAAACATCCAGGTGTTCAAATTTCAAACTTTTAGCCTTAAGAATATCCATAATCTCACAAGAATGCTTACATTTACCCACATTTGTGTAAAGAGTAAACTCCATTTGTTTTCTAGGTCCTGGTTTCCGTAGAGATACTAAAGGAGGAATAATTTCTTGTGAATCACTCTCCCTACTTAAGACTCTTTCGTTTTTTCTAGCTCTGTCAGGTGGCCTTATCTCTATACCAGGTCTTTTAGGTATGTTCATAAAAAGCGTGTTGTTATTATAATGAACTTAAAATAAATTTCCTGATCTCACCACAACAAATATTTTATATTATACATATATGTACAATACCACTTATATCAGTCACTATGGAACCATGTGAAACGCATCCCAGTGTTAAAAGAATACTACAATTCCCCAAAATACAACAGAGAAGCCCGGAATGGTTTAGTTATAGATGTAAAAGAGTCACCGCGTCAGAAGTATCCACCGTCCTGGCCCAAGGAAAGGGGGCAAAAAGTCTCATGGACAGGAAGAAATCCGGAGGTTCACCTTCATTTTCAACGGAGTATACGAGAATTGGTACAGAGAATGAAGACAAGGTTGTAGATAAGTATAGAGAGAAATATCCCGGTGTTAAGGTATATCATGATCTTTCTATAATACCCCACGAGGAGTATGATTTTGTCGCTGCGTCATTAGATGCGTGTACAGATACAGGGATAAATGTGGAGATAAAGACATGTTTCAAGGAAAAATTTGTAAACGTGAGTAAAGCGTACCGCGACCAAGTTCAATTACAGATGGAAGTTGCAAACCTAGACCATACACACTTGGTACAACAATACATCAATATGGAAGGGAAACCTATACTCATTCATGATATACCCAGGGATAGAGAATGGTTTAGAAGAAATGCTCCAATATTGAAAAGATTTGTAGAAGATCTGGAAGAATATCTGCCATTTGACCTGGTATTGATAAATTACCAGATGCATAAATACGAAAAGATAATGGGAGGAAATATATTCGACATGGAACGTATCAACGAAGGGTTTTGGAGATTCGAAGATGAAGTTCATGAGAACGTTTCTAGAATTTTCAAAATAAACATGGCAGATTAAAATGAATGTTTACAACCATATGAATACACAAATGTTTTCCGAATTATGTGTAATACATAGAAGAGTAAGGATACCCAAATGTATGATTGAACATGACAAGATAGTAAAAGATCTTATCATAAATGATCAACGAGAGAATCCTTTCGGTAAAAGAGACCCCTTAATATGCTACAAGGAACTCCCAGGTAGTTATATAGTTCCACTACAATATGGGATGAAATATATAAAAGACAATGGTCTAGAATCAGAAGATAGGAGAGTAGATGGTGATAGTATTGAAGTTTCGTTTAAGGGGTCTCTTAGAGATAACCAGATACCTGTAGTAAACGAGACAATGAAGGTTTTATTAAAAGACGAAGGAGCTACAATGAACTTATATTGTGGATTCGGTAAGACAACATGTGCAAACATGATTTCGTGTTGTTTGGGGGTAAAAACATTGATACTGGTACATACATCAGCTCTTGCTGTACAATGGAAAGATAGGATAACACAGTTCGTAGAAGGATCTTCTGTTGGAATGATACGTCAAAATACGTTTGATATTGAAAACCGTACACATGTGGTGGCACTTATGCAATCTGTATGTAAAAGGAATTATGGGAAAAACGCGTTTGATTCATTTGGGTTGATGATAGTAGATGAAGCTCATCATGTATGTGCCAAAGAACTATCTAAATGTGTAAAAATTGCAGGGACCAAGTATCGACTGGGTCTTTCAGCGACACCTTATAGGAAAGATGGATACACTCCATACTTATTCAATGCAATCGGAAAAGTTTCTTCTGTTATGAAAAGGAAAGAAGATACACAGGAACTGAAAGTCAATACTATATGGATAACAGATGGCCCGTCCAAAGTTCACGAAATAATGAGATTCGGAAAAAAATCTGTAAATATGGCCAGAATGATAACAGATCTTGGAAAAGATCAAGATTCAGTTCCACGTACACAGTGTATAGTCAAATGTATATTGAATATGGTTAAAGAGGGAAGACATATCATAGTTCTGAGTGATAGGAGAGAACATATAGTATCAATTACTGACAGACTGGATGAGACGGGGTTTTCAGACTATGGCTTCATGGTTGGAGGTGTGAAGGAAGAAGGTCTGAAAATAGCAGAGAAAAAAGCAGTGATATTTGCAACATATGCATTCTGTAGCGAAGGGGTTGATGTTCCATCCTTAGACACGATCATGTTTACAACACCAAGAAGCGATGTTGTACAATGTGTTGGGAGGATATTGAGGGTTTATGATGAGAAGAAGACTCCCTTAGTTATAGATTTCGTAGATACACAATATGTGTTTAGAAATCAGTACAAAAAAAGAAAGGCATATTATAATACACTTGGAGGGAAAATACGTAATTTAGATCAGGAATTAAACATCATAGTAAGGGAGAAAAGAACCAGGAAGGAAGAAGAAAAGAAAGAAAGTATAGATATGGGTATGATTGACAATTTTCTAAAGAATATCAGCAAAACATGACGGTTAATTTATGTATACAATAGGAACTAACTTTTTCTACAGATATGCTCAGGTCATCCTCACAAACTTTCATGGTTATTCCAGAAAAACCTTCAGGTGTCATTATGGGAAATGATACCTCTTCACCTTTGACCTTTTTTTTCAAATTTTCATCTTCCAGAATGGACAATATGTATCCCATTAAACTGGTATTAGGGAATTTATCTTTAGATATCTGCTTGCTGAAACTATACTCGGTGTTGTCATAGAACGAATCTGATACTGATCTTTCATCGTTGAAATCGTCATCTGAAAAAGATTCATGTTCATCAGTTTTACACCATACATGTTCTAGTATATCTTCAGCAGAAGATCTACTATCTGGGTCAACAATAATCAACTTATATAAAACATTCCTTGAATTTTCAGAAATACCTTTCAGTCTACGAAGGAAACTGGGGACGATGTTAATGCTATATGCTTCACATACTATTGGTAAACTTCCTACTAACATAAAGTGTATAACAAGTCCTACTGCCCACATATCTACCTTGTCCCCATAATACTCGTCCCTAGATGATATCTCGGGTGCCATATATTGTTCTGTCCCACAATATGTATGCATAGCTTTGTTTTTATTAGATAATGACTTTAGAGTGAGGTTTAGGTCGGATGTCTTGGAAGTTTCTATACTACTCATGTTGTGGTTTTGAATTTCGAATCTTCCACTGGTAACAGTATGAAGAGGGTTTTCAAATTCCATAACCGATGCAAATCCAAAATCAACTAATTTGATATTATCGTCACTGTCCAATAAGATATTCTGTGGCTTTATATCTCTATGACAAATATTACGAGAATGACAATATTTCAATGCCTCACAAAGCTGTCTAGTATACCTGGAAGATGTAGAGTCATCCAATTTTCCATTTGAAATCCTCTTGTGCAATTCTCCTCCAGTAACACTTTCCATACATATGAACACATAACTAGGAGACATCAGTACATCAAACGTTCTTACGATATGGGGATGTTTAAGACTTTTCATGATGGATATCTCTTTTTTCACTTGCTCGGTCATTGAAGTCTGTAGGATACTCTGTTTTGAAATCCTCTTTATGGCAAATAGCTGGTCGGATCCTCTTTTCGTAGCAGATACTACAGACCCAAATTGACCAGATCCTAAAAAATCCTTTGTTGTATAAGAACCTATATGACTCATCTACATAACTTTATAACTAGGTGTATTTTTTTATTAAAATATAGCCAGTTGTAAAAATAGAACTATTATGGGTACACCCATATAAAAAAGCATTGGAGAAATATTGAAACCCATAGAAGTGTGTTGGACAGATAGTGGTTCAGATGGGAACATTCTGGAAAAAGATGTAGGGGAAAAGGTAAATTCTTCGCGTCCGGCTGTAGGAGAAGATGTAGGGGAAGACGATGGGGAAGATGATGGGGAAGATGATGGGGAAGATGATGGGGAAGATGATGGGAAAGACGTATCATCGTATCCGTGTGGAGTAGGGGACAAAGTGTACACGTCGTGTGTACCAGATGGAGAGGGTGTATTAGAAAAGATAGGGATGGACCTGTCCGTAAATGTTTCATCCGAAGGACTAGGTGTGGGAAGTGTTGTTTCGTCACAGGGAATGTCTGTAGAGGTAGGAACGGGGGTGTAATCGGTCCCAGATGACCATATCATGTCATCATAAGGAAATGAATCATAATCATAACTAAAACTAAAACTGTAGTCGTAACTATAACTATAACTGTATTCTCCGTCTAGGTGAAAATCCAAGGGGAAATCGGTGGAAAAATCGGAAGAAAAGTCAGTAGAAAAGTATTTGTCAGTATACGAAGATACAGAACACACCGTTGTCAATAAAGCACATAGAAATTTCATGTTTATGGGTTATATTATTAATAAATATTATTATTTTACTCAGATTTACCATATTGAATATTTGCTACCTAGACCCAATGAATCTAGTCCATCCATTATACTCAGAGCTGGAATGTTTTTCTCAAGCTCAAGATCTATAACTTCTCCTGCGGCACCTAGAGCACCTAGGGATCCCTCTGGCGCTAGAGCTTTGGCCCCCCTCTTTATCGATCGAGTAATAGTTGTACCGAATATAGACTCGAAAACTTTCTGTGACGTGGCCAGTTTACAATCGTACACATTGACATCTTCATTGAAAAAGTATGTAAGACCGTACCTATCACAATACTTCTGGGTGAAATTGCACAGACCCTTACCCTGGTCAAACGAAACTCCGTGGCCCATTTCATCACATGTCTCCTTGATAGACGAAAGAGGTGACATCCGAGAGAAACCACCCTTCATTACGGCGAAATCAGCTTCCTGCAAATTACCTTCTACGTTGAAAGATTCTGATATACGATCTTTCTTGGCTTGTTTTACAGAAATACCCAATTCTTCCGCAGTTTGTTCATCCATTGAATTATTCAGAACTTCTAGGATTGCTTCATTTTGTTTGGCAATGTCTAGCTTGTCCTTAAGATTTTCCAATATGTTTTCATCTACTAGAGATTTAGAAGAGTCGTATAGATCATCGTATTCTGGGTACCATGAAGGAGATTCGGAATCCTTATTCTTAATCATTTCTATGGACGCCATACCTTCACATTTACCTGTTTCTTCATCACATGGAACCATGTCTGCTATACTCTCTTCCATCACAGCCTCGATAATACCCAGATAATGCTGCCTATTCGTGTCTTCGTCAGATTTCCATGCGTTTCCGAAGTTCTTTCGTTCGGGGATGTCTGTTCCCTCCTCTTGCGAATAAACGTACTGCTTCCAAAACTCCTCCTCTGCGTCTACAATTATTAGAGACCACCCAAACTTGGTGATTAAGGGGGCATTGAGTTCCGATGTACTCAGAGTTTTACCCTTATCTATCTCTCCTTGCCTCCTGTTCTTTTCATCTTTTGCGATCTTGAGCTCTGCAGACGTGATCTCACTATATATAGTGTATCCTCCCTCATCAGAAATCTTAGACCACCTGTACAATGGATCTTTTACTATATCGTTGACGAACTCTACCTTTTGCTTACTGAAACTATTATGTAAGTTAACACCGGTTTCATTTAGAACACATATCCTTCTGTGAGTTTTTGTTGTCTCATCATAGTCCTTGTCCTGTGGCGTCCCTCTCATGGAAGGAAGAAGGCCATTGACCTTACTTGCCTTTACCAAGAAAGTGTTTTCAGTGTTTTTACATGTGAGTTCCTCCATGAAATTGAGGTCTGAAAAGATGAATTCTGTAAGACGATCCACTTCTGCATTCTGTTCAGCAGTAGACTCGCTTATAGGCATATACTGCCACCTCTCTTCGTTGGCACTTGTATGTGCCAGAATACTATCGGAAAACCACTGCATCATGAGTTCTTCGACGAGTTCGCCTTGTTTAGCTGGGTCTACGTTGTACATGGGGTCTGGGAGAAGAGGTGAAGTTATACCATCGGCCTTGAGAGTTTCCTTGTAATACGTTTCAATACTATCACGTGTCGCAGCGATCTGACCAGCAGCTTGTGCGTCATTGTACCCGGCAGGATCCCAGAGATCAAGAGCTAAACTCAATAGGTCGAATACCACAAGAGCAACTCCAATAGGCCCAGATGATCCTATCTTTATAAGAGATTTCAATGCGGCACTTGCAACAGCTTTTCCAACCTTCACACCTACCTTGGAAGCAATCTTAGCTCCTACTTTGAAAACTATTTTGCTCAGTGTCTTCGAGAGTACTTTTGAGGACAACTTCATCCCAGCCTTCCTCCCTGTTTTTATAGCCAGCTTTTTCCCCATTCTTCCCCCAACTTTCGCAAAAGCCCCGGAAGCCTTTCCTGAGAATTTAGCAGTCACCTTTAAGAATTTCGCAGCAGATTTGGATGCAACTTTACTTACACCCTTTGCCATGAACCGAGAGAGTTTTGCTACATGGCCAAAAGCTGTAGGTGAAGTGAAATACATCAATGCCAACTCTTCCAGTAACATAGCACCAATTGCGGAAAATGGAAACCCAGCTCCGACAGGATCCCATAAACAACATTTGATACCATGAGAATTTACTCCAAGTATGTACCCATCTCTACACTCAAAACTATCACATTCCCCATCCTTGTTTAAAACCTTACATGTAGGTTTGTTAGGACATGTGTTTTCTTTCAGACTTTGTGTCATTTCAACTTCAAGATCCTCTATAGCGGTTTCTACAAGATTTTTCTCCCATGCAGTATAGTCAGACATGGAAAGAGAAATTTGGATATGATCAATGCTTCCATCACCAGAAGCTCCTAGATTATCCAATGATTCGTCCACCTGTAGTGCTGTTGTTGTTATCTGGGTTTCGTCTAAGAATTCTGAACCACCTACAGTTTCTAGATCAGTGATGATAAGACTGTCATTCATAATAGACGGAAGGTCTCCTTCAATTGGGTCCGAAACAGCCATGATTCCTTGTGGGTAAGAAATGGAAAGCATGCCTATAGAAGGGAGGTCATTGGTTTCAGAAAATACAACCTGTTCAACAAGATCAGAATAAGACTCGGTCAAGGATAATTTCAAATCTCCTTCCAATACAGAAAGAACTGATGAGACCATAGATAAAACATCTGCAGCTTTTTCATATGTGGCTGTGATCATGGCAGAATAGTCCGCTGTGAAATTGTCTACAAGCTCTTTTGACAACTCGCTATATGTGTTTTGGAACTGTGCAGTTTCCACAGCATACTCTCTTTCCTCTTGTTTAATGGCAGCGTTCCTCTGCATGCGAAGAGACAGGACCCCCTCGATTACCTTGACACGCATATTGTTGACCAGTATTGTTCTTCTCGATGTATAGGATATGATATCATAATCTTCAATGATTTCATCGCTCATGATACCTAGAAGTCTTCCTGTCTCTTCTTCTATTTTACCCCTATACTCAACTTCAAGATTGATAATCCTCCTGACCCTAGATTCGAATATAGATTTAGCCTGATTTGCGATAATTTTGTAAGCAGCAGACATCATGTCTATGTGGACATAGTATAGTCCAGTGAAATCCTCTCCTACAGAAGACTGGAATACTTCCACAACTTCACGTATACTTGTGTTGAAGAAATTCTGGGTGTTGATGTCCATAACCTGGTCCAGAGACCTGATAGATGACTGGAGAATATCGTTTATATTCACAAGAAGAGATGTCTTTACAGAAGATATGGTTCCTTCTAGGTCTTCTATAGTGCTGGAGAGAGAATTGTTGACTATGATCTTGTCGTCATCGGTGATTGGGGATTCGCTTATAGAGGCAGAAATATCCAATGAAACTTCGCCAAGAGTTACACTGATACCCACTATTTGTTCGTCAACATATTCCGTGATTGTCTGGACATAGTCTTCGGTGACAGTTTTCCCAACAACGTTCATCTCTTCAACTACAAATCTCTTCATCCCATCGAAGTCTATATCATCTCCTATGAGGAATGATTGTTTCGTTGCCTCCATCCACTCGTTGCTAAATGGTTCAGTAACTTCCCCCTTGAATTCGTCAACAAGGTCAGGAATCAAGTCTGTCACGAAGTTTATTTTCTGAGATATCTCCAATTTCACAATAGAAGATAATTCATTGACTAGGTGTGAAGCCTTCATGAATTCCATATTTTTTTTGAAAAGCTCGAATGTAGACTCGATGATAACCGAAGATGAAGAACTCTCTTCTTCGTAAATGGACTCGATACCTAGGTCTAAGAAATCGGTAACGGAAGATGCCATTTTATCATGAAATGTTTCGGTTATTTCATCGATAACAGCACGGAGGTCGTCATCTGTGAAGAAAAGGAGTTCGGAGGATACTCCCAAGAAATCTATAGAGTCTTCGTATAGGTACATGATATAAGGGAGACGAGCATACCCAATCATTCTGGATCTAGCGGTGGCCAATTGTTCATCATACAACTCTCTATACACAGACTCAGTTTCTACAAGATCGAAATCCTGTTCTTGGCATACAGCAAAGAAGAATTCAAAATCAAGAACACGTCTCATTTCGAAAAATTGAAGTATACATGTCTGAGACCCTTCGAGTAATGATCTCTGTAGAACATTCTTGAACTCAACGAACATGGCATAAATATACGTATACACCTTTGGAAGTATGGAAAATAAATATGTATCAGAGAATCCTTTAAGAGATTCGAATGTATATGTCTGAACAGAGCTAGTTGTAGCAAAATACACCATAAGTTGGTCATATAAAACTTTAGCATAATTGTTTAGAGATCTTCTCTGTGAGTCTGAAACGATCTTGTTTGATGAATTTGAATCAAAAGAATTCAGGTATAATTGAGAAGCTCTGTCCACTAAAATTGAAGGAACATGGCCGTTATCTGATCTGAATACAATTTCATCGTGCATGAAGTTTCTAATGACGGATGCAGATGCGAAGAATTCTTCCAGGAATATAGTCATTTCGTCATCGGTCATGGTACCATTTGCGTAATCTGTAAGCATGCTGTACTTGAGATTATTGACAATTGTTTCTGAAATCCTTGTCTGGGCAATCGATCTGATGTAATTTTCAGCCTGGTCGTTTCCTGAGAACATTAGAGACATCTTTTTTGCTTTCTCGATGAATTCTTGATACATGAGAAGAGATCCTGTGATGGCAGCAGAGTAGAATTCCTGAACTCTATTTATTCTCTCATCTGTGTCTGCTGAAAATGTAGCTCTTATCTCTCCAAGGAAGCGTACTCTCATTTCCAGAGTCATTTTATTGTAAAACTCGATCATTGTAGTTGTGTCGTCTGAAGAAATGAGAGATTCGGATAGTTCTGAGAATTCTCTGTCCATACCGGAAAGTATGTCGTCGAGGATAGAAGGTATCCTTTCATACATTGCAACTTCTTTATCCTCTATAAATGTCTGGATTATAGGAAGAGCAGTGGAGTTAAAACGGTCTTCTAGGTTTGAAACTAGAGTTTCTGTGTTTGTATTGATGAGCGTAGGAACAGATGACATAGTGTCTTCGTAGATGGAAAGATCGTTGGATATTTCACTAACCATGTTATCATAGTTTGTTATCCCAATAACTGTGTCTATTTCCAATTGAAATCTTTCCATTACAGTTTCATGGTAACTTGAAATAAAGTCTGTTGTTTTTTCAAGCGTAGACTTGTAAGTCTGGTATTTCCATACCACTATAGTGATGGCGACAACAATTGTTGTTGCCTTAATTTTTTTATTTACAATCATATGACGATTGTCTTGTTACTTATATTAGGTTATAAAATATTTTAAAAACAAACTTAAACGTGGTTTACTTTTCAACGAGATTCTGGAGAGGTTTCTCGAATATTTTGAACAAAACAAGGGTGACCACTATACCCCATATCCACTTGGGGAGAGGTTCCTCGTCAGATCCAATTATTCTTCCCAATGGGAGCTTACTGAAATTAAGAGATTTGAGGGGTGCTCCAAGTGGGAGACCGGAAAACTCAAGAGACTTCAGTTTTTTACCCAAGGGGAGGCCGGAAAACTCAAGAGACTTCAGTTTTTTACCCAAGGGGAGGCCGGAAAACTCAAGAGACTTCAGTTTTTTACCCAAGGGAAGGCCGGAAAACTTCAAACTCTTCAGTTTAGATCCAAGAGTTTCTTGGGGAGCTTGGGGAGCATTGTCGTTTGCTTTCTTCTGTGTGCTGTAGGTGTAAACTGCCACGGAGACAAGTACAATAGCAACTTTGATCATCATTTTTTGGTTTACGCTGACCATTTTTTTTAAAATATACATAGCATATATAAAAAAATACACATAACACTTTAAATGTTTAGACGTGGTTAATCACTTCTACATCATAAAATAAGTATTAAATATCAAATTTCCAAATAAGTGGGATACCCAATTATATCACTCCCGTACGATTAAACGTAAAATTTTATAATATAACGTATACAGTATAATACTACATGAGAATTGGCAAGGATGCACAGGACAATTGGGATCTCATAGAACAGTCAGAACCAGATGATGTTTGGGTCCATCTTTCATCATTCCCAAGTCCACATGTTATAATAGATGCAGACCCCACTAAAGAAGAGATATTAGAAGCTGGGAATTTGTGTAGATCTAAATCTAAATACAAGAATTTGAAGGGTATCAAGATAGTGTATACAAAAATTGAGAATATAGTCCTAGTTGAAGATAAGGTAGGTTGTGTAGATTTCAAATCTAAACGTCAATGCTCTTATATGAAGATTTAATTATATGGTGTTAGTTATAAAGAAATGGGTTTAGCAAAGGCTGCCATCTTGTTAGCAAAATCATCCGATGAAATTGCTGGTGTGGCTAAAAGTTTAAAATCTGTTGTAAAGGGTGCAGGAAATTTGAGCGTGGGGAAGTCTCTCCTTAAAACGCTTGACTTAGGATCTTTTGCATCTGCGTTCAAGGTAACAGTGAAAGGAATAAAGAGCTCGTCCAATGTGATAGATGTAAGTAAAAAGGTGGCTAAATTTGCAGGTGCTTTGCCAAGATCCGCAGACGATATTTTAGGGTCTGTAATAAAAAATGTAGATAATGTCGGAGATGTATCCAGCGGTCTTGTGAAAAATGCGGACACTTTCGGAGATTCTCTGGATGCTCTTAAAGATGTAAGTAAGTTGGAGAACCTGAAGACTCTGAATAAGATGCAGAGTGTATCTGATTCTTTGACATCAATTTCCAAGACAACGAAGAAAATTGATGGTGTACCGAGAAGGTTGGACAATGTAGCTGATGCGGTAACTTCTTCTGGAGATAAACTTAAATCTATAGCGAAATCACTTCCTGATGCGAAAAGTGCTGATGAGATTGCAGAAGCTCTTAAGAATTCTAAGGGTGTTTTGAAAAAATTAGACGATGTAGACGGTGTTGCATCTGTGGGTAAAAAACTCGACGACGTTTCTGATTTGGCAACTGGTGCTAAAAAGGCCAGTAAGTTCAGTAAAAGTGTCGAAACACTCGGAACACTTGCACAAGGTGGTATATTAATAGGATTTTTTCTGGGTTCTTATTTGAAAAATAAGAATAATGGAGATTTTGATCCCGATGCTCCTGTATACGATCCTCTTATACTGGTAACGGACCCAGCGTCGAATATTTATGCTGTTGCATTATACGAGGACCAAAGACCCTCTGCAACCACATCTTTCGAAGATATTCTTAAAACGAAGGAGTTTATTATAGCTGGAATAGTTGTTTCTATTTTCATGATGGTTTAATATTAATATCAAATAGTAGAAAATAAAAGTAATACTTTCTACCTACAAGAGTGTACATAAATTGTCACAATTGTTTCTAGTATGTCTGAAATGGAAAATGCTCGTTCTGCCTTACCATTTCTCAAGTCGAAGAATGAAAAATACGATGTTCTTTATGTAAACACACCATGGTCCACATTGGACAAGTCGAAAATATCCAAGTTCCCAGCAAATGAGGTTTCTAAGGAAAATTCGGCTCTATTCATTTGGGTGGACACGTACAAGATGAAAGATGCCATGGATCTCATCGATAATTGGGGTTTTACTTTCCATTCCGTTTATCAGATCGCCGATATGGGACAATACCCTTGGATGAAGAAGGATCCTGTTAAAAAGAATAAAGTAGAAGAACCCATTGTGGTCGTGGAAGAAGGAGTCGTACACGAGGTTGTATCCGAGGTCGTATCCGAGGTCGTATCCGAGGTCGTATCGGAGGTCGTATCGGAGATTGTAGCTCCTGGAGTCGAGGATACCAAGACTAAAAGTGTGAGGAAAACTAAGATGCCTCTTGTAACCAATCCTAAGTGGTGGTCGTCTTCCCCAAAGAATACCATGGGAACACGTTCTACCACGGAACAACTATGGCTTGCCGTTAGGGGAGACGCTTCTGGGCTCCTAGGGTCTACCATGGTTCCTACACAGGTCGTAAATATACCGGAACACGGAAAGAAGAGTAGGTCTAAGAAGAGGACATGTCTTTCCGAAGAATGGGATACCGAACGCCCAAAAATGTTTCTGGACCTTGTTATCGGGAACATTATCCATGGAAAAACCGTACTGGATGTTTTTTCATCTTCTATACATGACAAGGTTGATAGCTGGGGACCATCAGTCCCTGGTGGATTTTCTCGTTCTTTTTCTTCCAATGAGGGTCTAGTATCGGTTGTAAACACCTGTATGAAGTCCATGAAGAAATCTCAGCTTCAGATGTTGGCCAATAAATTCCTGAAATATGATACTTCTACAGTTGAAGAAAAAAATGAGATGTTGGAGTCTTCATCTGTCGCATGGTTGCCCATGAAGAATAACCTGGAAGGAAGTGTTCTTGAGTTGCCCTACAATTGGAAAGGTGATTCCAATATCCCTACCAATTGGATCATGTATATGATACAGGTTATAGCATCCAAGCATATTAGCGAATTTGATATTACACGCAAGAAGAAGCGTAAACGTAAGACTTCGTCGGTTGCTGGAAGTAACAGGCCTCGCCATGGAATAGCTTGTGCCAGTAAGATTTCCCCCGAACTTGCGGACTTTTTTGGGATGGATCACACTGAAAAACTTGCCAGGACTGTTGCTGTATCGAAGTTGAATGAGTATATCGTCAAGAATGGTCTACAGAATCCTGAACGTAAGATAGAGATCATGCTAGATGAACCCTTGAAAACACTCCTCAACCCTCCCGAAGGGTTTGGAGTTGTCACGTATTTCAACCTGTGTAATCTTGTTGGCAAACACTTTCCCAAGAAGACTGAGTCGGAAAAGAAATTGGAATTGGATGCTCGCACCAAGAAGGAAAATTCTTCTATGTCGAAAGAAGACGTGAATATTTCCAATCTTAAAAAGGGATGATTTTTGGTAGTATTCGAGTATAAAAAATAATACAATACACTAACAACACAAGGTTTTATACATTATGGCTCAATTTGCTGCAATGGGAACATCGGGACTTTCATTGGGTCTGGGAATCTACAATACAACACAAATCGCATCATTGAAGGAACAGGTGGATAAATTTTCGAAAATCACCGACCCTGATTTTTCTGCTGGAGGAATTTCAAGCTCTAGTGTTTCCGATGTCGTCGTCGCTCCTATCGCACCACTTGTCGTTTCTACACCAGTTACATCCGAATCCCCAGAGGTTGCGGAACTACAGACCCGTCTTAACGACGTTGAAACATACGCAAATGTGGTTGGTACACGATCTACATCAAATTTAAGTAAAGTAACAATTGCAGGCGATGACATTGATCGTCTCGAGACCCACGTAACATCCGAATTTGTAGATATAAGAAGCGCAGCTGCTCAGAGTGGAAATGAAATTGCTACTAACAATGCTTCTATTGGCATGTTGGAAATATCTCTTGGAGATACAAATTCTGATATACAAGTTGCCGTAGACACAGCCAATCAATTGGCATCAAGTGTTTCGGACATCTCATCCACTGTTGACACAACAGTTGCGCGAGTAGGTACATTAGAGTCTAACCAGCAGACTATCGCCAGTGGCTTAACTGCTGTAACCCTGGAAGCAGACCAGTTGGGCGACAATATCGCACTTGTTGATGGACTTGGCCAAGACACCAAGAACAATCTGGAGTCTCTTACCGGTTCATGGAACACATTTAATGCGACAGCATTTGTTGGAGACGGTATTCTTAACGTGGCTGATCTTAACGCTTCTTCGTGTAGAATTGGGTTAATTAAGAACAAGGGTACAGAATCCGCTATACATTTCAACTCTCTCCAATCAAACAATTGGAGTATGTATTTCTCAAATAATACTGGTGTTGCACCCGATGGGAAAACACCTGCTTCTTTAGGGAATGTTCGTGGATATGCTATAAGGATGAAAATGGATACCAATACCCAGAATGGTTTTATCATCGAAGATGGAAACAGTTCTCCTGTATATTCAATCTCGTCAGAAGGTGTATCTAAGCAACTGGGAAGTTCTCAGGTTTCCAATTGTTCAATTGGAGAGGTGGAGGACTGGGCTATATTCTCGAACAGTTCTAGGTTCAATGGTGCAAATTTTGCCATTGCTCAACACAGCACTGGTGCAACCACTGTAAATTGTGGAAACTCAAAGTCTCTTAGTTTAGCAGTGAATGGTACCACAAAGGCATATGTAAGCAAGTCCACATCTCTTACAATTAAAAATAAGAATGATGAAATCTGGTCGACAATATTTAATCACCAAGACGGGGGGAATAATTATTATCGTGCCACCTCCGCCCATAGATTCCAATTTAATAAGACTTCTTCTGGAGAAACTTCCATCACAAGTGACGAGGTGACCATTGGAGGGAAGGCAATGAAGTCATCTCTTGAGGCACTTGAGGCCCGAGTGGCAATTCTCGAGGGTAAGATCAACGTCGAGGTCGGTCAGACTGTGTACCTCCAGAACACAGATAGCTTCAAATTTTTGTCCAAGGCAACCAACGACGATGATGCGGTTATCAACAGGGGGTCTAGGGAAGCTCGTTCTGGATTCAAGATCCTGGAGTAATTTTAAAATATTGTATTTATTTTTTCACCTATTAATTAAATATTTAACACGAATTATTATAATCAACAGATGTCTCTTGTATGATATATTTGTTCACTATTGTCTCTATTACTTTTTTATTTATAGGCTTATAAATAATTTCTGTATGAGGTAAAAGTTTTCTTGGACGAGACTTCGGTAGAAAAACATTTGCTGTTACAAAAACCGAAGGTGTATATTCCCCATATTATATTTCTGAAACACGCTGGGATAATTTAGAGGATTTGTCTAGAATGATCTTCTTCTCCTGGGTCTCTTCTTCTGATATATCCGATTCATACGATTCGTCTGACTCTTCTTGGTCTTCGTCTTGGTCTTCTTCGTGTTTTTTGTTCTGTTCTTCCTTTTTACCCCATGACAGGGTTATGACGTATTTTTCTAGTCTACATGTAAATCCTATCTTTTTATAGTGTTTATGTATCCTGCGCGTCAATTCGTCCCTGTCATAGATGGGTTTAAACAATATCATTGCAGGAACTTCGAATATAGCATCTGTTTGTTGTTCCATGGCCCTAGATCGTATTAATTTATCTCCTTGTTGTATTATATGCTGGTAAGCCATCTTATCTGGTGTGTGCCTAGATTCTGAAATTTCAATAATCTCCGAAACATTTCTAATAGAAGACTTCATTCTACGAACAGACTGTCTCTTGTCCACAACATCTAAAAAAAAATCAAGCATACTTCCACAGGATGGATGATGCAGAAGAGAATGTCAATTTTGAGAATTTTTCCAAACAAGATCTCATAGATAAATTTGAGGAACTTGAGACAAAGTATAAAACAGAAGGTACTCCTGAGGGTTATCAGAATGTACTGAATATTTTCAACATAACATGTGCCAGGGACTTAGTTCCTCAGACCGTGTATGAAATATATTTAACAGATTGGAAAACATATTGTATGTTGAGACAGTATCTTTCCGAAGAGGATACTGTTACACCAGAAGATTTGTATGATTTACAAGATAGGTTCTCCAGATTCCAGGAATGTCTTTTTTATTGTAAGGATACTATCATTTCATTCATGAGGATGACAAATTCAAATCTATCGTTTCCCACTCCTGCTGGAGCTGATATGCTTTTCTGGCACGCACCATTGAACAAGGAGAATCTAAAACCAGTACATGTATTTACCATATACATATTGGGTTCTTTTTTTAGACATAGGTATAGAAGATCAGATGGGAGAGTATACGATCAGATCTTTTTAGATGGTAACCCCACTCATGCATGGAAAGATAAGTGTGACATAAAATCGGCAGTTAGATCTTTTTGTGCAAAAGAATCTAATTTCGAGATGTGGAAAATAATGACAGATGGTTTATTCGAGGGTATAGTAAAATATGCAACAGATTGCCAGGATATTGAATTCCCAGATCTAAAAGTGAATAGACGAGTATGGAGTTTCAATGATGGTATATATGATGCAACAGACGATAAGTTTTGGTTCTATGGTGGTCAGATGGACGAATCCATTGTATCGTGTAAAATTATAGAAAAAGATTTTGCTCCTGCGTACTTTAAGAATTTGGTAAATGGTATGGCACATCCGGGAAGCGAGAGGATGGCATATGATGATCTAGAAACACCATATTTCAATTCTATATTCACACCACAAGATTGGGATGCGTCAATGTTAAAGTGGATGTTTGTACTTATAGGGCGTTTGTTTTATGAAGTCAATGAAAAAGATTGTTGGCAGGTAATACCTTTTCTTAAGGGGGTTGCTGGTACGGGTAAAAGTACTGTGATAAAGGTTATCCAGATGTTGTTTGATGCTAGGGATGTTGGTATACTGAGTAATAACGTGGAAAGGAAATTTGGTCTATCCACTATATTCGATAAGACTATCTTTCTTATCCCAGAATTGAAAGGTGATTTTCAGATGGACCAGGCAGAATTCCAGAGTATGGTTACTGGAGAAGATGTATCAATGGCAGTAAAACACGAATCTCCTATCGTGGGTAGATGGACAGCTCCAGGTATAATAGCAGGCAATGAGGCTGCAAAATGGGAAGATAAATCTGGGTCCATATGTAGAAGAATCGTTGTTCTTGATTTTCCGAATAAGATTCCAGCAGAGAAGTCTGATCCTAATCTTCTCAACAACATAAAGGATAGCGAAATACCAAATATCATTCGTAAAGCTTCTCTGGCTTACGACTGGGCTGTTGAAAATTACGGTAAATCTGATATATGGACATCGTTGCCTGCAAGAATTTGTGAGGAGAAGAAGAAGCTTCAATATAGCACGAATCCCTTGTATGCATTTATGAATTCGGATAGAGTTGAGGTAGATTCTGAGATGTACACATTAGAGAGTATTTTCATTTCACAGTTACGAATATTTGCTACGATGAAGTTTCCAGGTGTAAACTTCGTGTTCACAGAGGATTTCTATTCGTATATCTTTTCGGATTACGATATCAAGGTAGAAACTATTACAAAGAATTGGCCTCCAAATAGTCAGAATGCTCAGAGACAGACTTATGTAACAGGTTGTAATGTTCTAATATAATTGTTTTAAATGAATAAATTTTAATAATGATATAAATTATTACTATGAATAAGACACGTGTTATTTCCATTGATGTGGGCATCATCAATCTGTCATTTTGCATAGTTGATTTCATTCACAATGATGATGCTACAACTTTCAATCTGGTGCATGTTGAGAAGGCTCAGATTGGACAAATGAGTCATAAATCTGTAGTTCTTGCAGAAAGTGCTATAGATTTTTTTAGAGATTCCTCTATTGTTAACGAAGAAATTGTTGATTATGTCTTCATTGAGAACCAGATCTCTAAAGCTGTTAAAAATACCGTTGTAGGATACGCAATATATTCGTATTTCTATACCGAAATGAGAATAAGTCAATCAGATACGATAGTAAAGTTTATACCTCCTCGTGCGAAGTTTAAAGCAGTTGATGCTGCATTTCCTGATTCTTGTATATTGGGTGGTGTAAATCCCAATATATTGAAGAGCAAAGAACTTAAGAAGTTGTCTGTGAAAATAGGAAAAAGGTTATTCGAAGAATATAACGTCACAAAGGGTCTTGAAGCTCTTGTAAAGTACAAACCAAAACTCGACGATGTGTGCGACGTCTGGTGTCAGAGTTTTTCTGTTTACCTTGAAGATGGAGATTTCTCATCCAGAAGTAGAAAACTTAGTTGATTCTCGAATATATACACTGGAATATTATATATGTTAAAAATATGATTGTCTGCATCTGGTAGATTTTGAAGAATTTACGATGATTGCAATCAAACCCCTTTTAATATTCTTAATGGGATGTGCGTTGACGGCTGTTCTGACGTGGTCTTCGTATCGGATAAATCTAGATAATGTAAGATCTGCCGAAAGACAAATTATTACAGATTTGACATCACAGCTTCAAATCAATCTGGATATAACCATTGGAGAAGTATTCATGCCGACATTAATAGGGATTCAAAGAGGTGAAATATCTCCAGAATCATTCAAGACCCTTACCGACTCTATATTAATTGATTCCCCTACAACTACAAGTGTGGGGTGGGTACCAGTAGTAGAGCCAGGTGGCAGGGAAGCATTTGTTGCCAATAGTTCTCTTTTATATCCAAATGAAAATTTTACCATATCATTTATAGGAGATTTCGGCGAGATTTTACCAAGACCTGTGGACAACACTACTATGTGGCCATTATTACACGCCAACCCAGTACTCAATGTTGATTTTAGAGGTGTTGATATACACTATGGTCTTTGGGAAAATGCTATAGACCTTATGGTTAAAGAAAATAGAACAGTTATATCGGATTTACTGGACTTAACAGAACTTCATTCAAATGAAGAAGGGATCCTTACGAACCAGATGTCTATATACCAGCTTCTTCACCCAGTGTTTGATATTAAAACCTACAAACTTATAGGAACATTCAATCGTCTTTTCTTCCCTAGTCGTCTAGTAACCGCGTCTTTAAAGGGTTCGTCTATATACAATATCAATACGTATCAGATATCCCTATTCAGAATAAATGATAGTAATATTAAAGAGGTTATTTATGTCCAGACAAATGCAGGTAAATTGATCACAGCAGGTAAAAACGTTTACACCGAAGAAAGAGAAATAAATAAAAATATTTTCATCGTTGAGTTGATTTCTGAATCTGGCCCTAGATTTGAAACATATGGTATAATACTACTTGTATCTTTTTTTTCAGCTATTAGCATTGGAATAATGTATGTTATACAGATGAATACGTCCAAAAAATATAAAGTTCTGTCAGAAAAATACAAGAAGGCAACAGATATGAAATCCACTTTCTTAGCGGAAATGTCTCACGAGTTACGTACTCCTCTGAACGGTATAATAGGGACTATAGACATACTTACCTCTATGAGTCTTAACCTCAATATTGGAGAATATCTGAGGGATATAAAATCGTGTGGGGATATATTGATAACACTTATAGCAGGTATATTGGATTTTTCCAAGATAGAAGCAGGGAAAGTAGATTTGGAAATTGCTCCTATGAATATGGGTCTTCTCATAAAGGATACGACAAGAATTCTAGTACATTCTTTTAATGGGAGTAAAGATGTTGATGTGATACTTAACACGACTTCTATACCTGATTGTAAGGTACTAGGCGACGAGAATAGATTTAGGCAAATTTTCATGAATCTAGTGAGCAATTCCTTGAAATTTACTAATACAGGAAGTATAAAAATAAACGTATGTTCGAAAGAACTTGATTCGGGTACAAATGGAACATATTTAAAGGAAAAGTGTGAAAAAACACTAAGGGTTTCTATATCAATAGATGACACTGGGACTGGTATAGCAGAAGATAGGATTCAAGATCTTTTCCAACCATTTTCCCAAGTTTCTGGTACCACATCTTTCGGGGGTACAGGTCTGGGGTTGGTTATAACGAAGACTCTATGTGAAACAATGAATGGTTCGATCTCATGTTCCAGTGTATACACCAAAGGGTCTTGTTTTTCATGCGATGTTCTATTGGGTATACCATCTACTTTCAGTGTATATGATGATTGTCAGAAATGGAGCCTTCTCAAAGATACAAATAAAGAGGTATCTGGTATAGAGAATGCTTTGGAGAGAATTGATGACCAAGAAGTATTGATTGTGGATGATGTACTTGTAAATAGGAAAGTTATAGGAGGACTTCTTGGTTTACATGGGGTAAACTATCATATGGCACCCGATGGTGTTAAGGCTATAGAATTGTGTAGAAAGAATAAATATAAACTTATTCTTATGGACTACTATATGCCAGGTATGACAGGTATAGAAGTAGCCATGACTATACGGGGGGATAGGTCCAATCTGAATAAAGATACTGTTATCATAGGCCTAACTGCTAGCCATACTCCAGAAACACTGGAGTCTATAATGAAGTCTGGTATGGATGGATATGAATTGAAACCCATCAGAAAATATATCATTGATGATTTATATCACAAATACTTGGAAATTCCCCGAGAGGATAGAATTCTAACAGTGTAATTAAAATAGCCAGGATTTAAATAAAAACTGAACACAAACACTTAATTTATAGACCATTTCTACGACGACAACGACGACGACGACGACCCCTAAGACCATCACACGGATCCACCGATTCTCCCCCGGGGATTGGTGCAAGTTCAGACACTGACGGCATCATAGCCGGAGAAGGGATACTGTTACTATCTGTCGAAACATAGTACGTCTTATCCGACCCGTAAACCTCCGTACTCCCAATAACAAGTCCATCGGTTGGAATGGACATGGTTTCGGGGATTGTAAGGGGTATGTAACCAATGCTTCCACTGACAAGAGTCAGTGAGTTGATCTCCCCAGTAACACTATCAATTGACGCAGTAAACAATGCTCCAGAAGCATCAAGATCTTCGTGAGCAGCAAAATCAGTACAAAGGTCGTCGAACTTCATTGACGTTGCGGGGAAATCTATGTAACTAGAAAATTTCTTGAAAACTTCCGTATACCAATACTCCATAGCCGATTTCCCACCCAAATCACCAGCCGGGATGAGATTGGCCTGGTGGAACATGTACTTGTCGCGACGTCCCGATAGAAGGCTCCTAGTGGTAGTAAACGCATCGGTATCGAAAAGAGCATCGATAGACCCGAAAGACTGAATACCGTTATCTCCGGAACAACCCTCAACGGGACACGACCCCGGATCTTCAATACTAGGGTCCAAATTCTCACACCCACAAACATTCCTACGGATCCATTCGTTTTCCTGTACAAGACAATCACCAGTGATACAATTAAAGTACACATTTGTCGCAAAACGCGGCACAATCTGGAACCCAGCCAACCCACTGGTAGACAATTCCGTGTAAATGGAATGGTAGTCGGAGACATCGGAGACCAGGCTCACGGGTGTTTCACTTACGGGATTATAAGTATTATCTCCTGGTCCACACTTCATCAAGTTATCAATGGCGGACTGAAGACACATTGGGTTGAAGAGACCTGTGATACCTGGAGATGTGAAAGAACGCCAATTGTAGTTCTGGTTTTCAAAGAGTCCAGTGATGACTCCAATTTGCACGTTCCCGATGTCTTCCACGGAGCAGTCGCTTACACCAAGGTTGTCTCGAGCAACGTGAGAAAGAGTATGTCCTTGCATGTAGACGTCGTCGTGGTTTGTAAGAAACCACTCCAAGAGTAGATCTGAATCCCAGACTCCATTGTCGAACTCGTCCTTCATCCCGTCAACAGCAGTTTGTAGCCAGGTTGTGTCGTGTACAGGGGGGAGTCCTCCACTGACAGGGGGAGTTCCCTTCTCAAGAAGACCGAAGTCTCCATCGACACTGGGTAGAATGTATTCCGAGTCAACCTCTTCCAGAATCCCCATCCCATTGTATGCGAATTCAGTCTTGATTGAAGACGAGTACATATTGTTCAAGTCTCCTTCCGAAGAAATAAATTGGTCCATATTCGAAGATGTTAGCCTGTGTTCAGATCCTTCGTTAGAACCTCCATCATACTCAAAAACAGCAGTAGAGAAGAAAAGATCATCAACGACACCCGAAAGGTGAAACCTCCGTTCTCCTTGGAATACACCCTTTGTCCCCCATTCTACCAAATAATGGAGAACGGCCCAAGATCCCACATCAAACCACCCCATTGAGAAGAATACATGCATCTCCTCGTAACTAGGGCCTAGTTCGGGGTCGGAAACATATTTGGCCATGGCAACAGAAGGCAGGGATAGTCCACTTAGAAGAGAATTCCCGTCCTCGTCCACGTAGTCGGCAACTATAGTTGTAGTACCTCCAACTCCTGGGCCATAGCTGTGAAGAGGTCGGAAGAACAGGTTGGTTTCCCGGAGACTAGCAGTCATGTCACTCTTTACAACTCGTGCCGAACTACCACCCTCTGTGGTGAGTTTCACAGACTCAGAACTCAGAAGGGGCTCGGCAAAGTACTGGGAGATACCCATACGAGAGTTGACTTCGGCATCGTTTGCAGTTTCGGCGTTGTTGAAATAGACGACACGAACCTTGAATTTCCTCGAGTAATCTTGAAGCTGCGTCTTCTGATCAGATGTAGGAGCAAATCCTACAAAGATGACGTTGCATCTCCCATGATTGGGATCCAGATCCACGAACAGCTCATAATCAATATCTCCTGAACCAAAAGGTGTTTCAAAACTAGATGCAGACCAGAATCCATTGAAGAAGAGAGAAGTCATGTAAGACTCTGACACAGATCCAACATCCTTCTCGATAGTTCCAGATGCTAATATGCATGGTTGCAGATCAACGCTTACATCCTCTGACTTAACAATTGCAAGAAGGAGGAATGATAAAAATGATGATAGTTTCATGACGTTCTGTGGTTGTGAAGAGTGGGGGAGTGTGTTAGGCTCTGTGGACCTCTGGTCAATACCAATTATTAAATATTACTTATTACATATTAATTATTAAATATTAATTATGGTCTATTTTTCACGCATGGTATCGTCACATACGTCAATGTAAAATGTGTAGGGTTACACGTTGCAGAAAGGATGTACCATCTTTAGAATCGTTTTATCCATTCCAGGTGAACAATTCATATTTTAAAAATACTCTATATATTGGATATGATTCTCCTAATGTATGTAAAAGTGGTATACCAGGTAATATTTTTTTCTATAATAAAAAGATCCATAATGAGAATAGGAATACTTTATTTTCAGGAGAGGATATGTGTATGAACGGTGTTTATCCTTATGATAAGTATCTAATACAAAGATGTGCTGTGAAGGTGTTTAGTAAAAAGGTTATGGATAAATGTATGATAGTGTCCAAAATAAACCGTAAAGGGTTAAAGAAGAAGAGACGAATTAGATTTATAGACAATACCCTTTTCGTGTATTCTATGTTTGGTAAAAAAAGTATTCCTTTTGATTCTATAGTGTTATGTTATAGGAACGTGAGCAATGTTACAATTGTAACACAAGAGTTTACAATAGTTTTGGATGTTGGGTATATTACAATAGCAATGTCTATTTCTCTTGTTCTAGGTAAAGGTTTGAATTAATTTAAAAGGTTCTTATTTATTTACGCGAACTCATAAGAAAGCTGATAATGAATACAAGTAAGAACAGGCATATTGTGTGACAATCGTTTCTAGATATGTGAAATTGCACCAGGTATATTTCTGGGGACATCCCAGATCCATGGCTTCCCAATGAGCCCATTGCATTTTTCATAGAATCAGTTACAATCTGCCCAATTGATTTCCCCAACCCTGTCCCAAGAATTCTAGGTCTGGGTCTCTCGTCTATAACATGTACACGAGGCACACTTGATGGACGAGGATTCAGGTCTTCAGGTAGTATACTTGTTCCCTGGGGCTGAGGTTTGGCATCAGGTTCGAGATTTTTTATGCGAGTATGTTCTTTTGGAGCAGTTTGTCCAAAACTTCCACCATATGCTTCAAGTAGGTCCATTATTGGAATAATACTTATTACACGATATTAATATTCTTTCATAATACATGATCGTGACATTTTTTAATACTTGCGATTGATAAAGTTTAAGATTGGTAAATTAATGCCCATTTTTAGTCACAGTCTATTGTATGTCTTACTCTGGAAGTTATGAGGATAATGGAGATATATCAGGATTCCCTACTGGGGTATTTGGATTTTTCTCTAATCCTAGCCTGAGAAGACCTATTACCTTGAAGTGGTTACAGAGTGTAATTGGAACATCTATCATACACGTACAGAGATATGACATATATGCAATGGGAAAGAGGAAGGGTAATAGGAAACCTGCATTCTGGACAAAGATGCGTATACTTATGAGAGAATCTGAAAGAAACGTCTTTCAGGGTAATCTTGGTGTAGAATTTTTGGAAGGATATGGTTCAAAGATGATGGGTACTATGAAGGGTATACAGATGATGAGACCTGTGAATATAAGAGATATGGTTACACAAGATATTAGTGATTTCAAAAAACGTGCCGTAATACACCTAGGAGGGGATAATTTTGTTCTTTTATCTGAGGCCGAGTCTTTTTGCGAATTCCCGTTCTATACTTCGAAGGAAATACATGAATCAGGAGATAACCGAGTCAATTGTCGTAAAAGGAAGTATTATGCTAGGAGAATGGACCAGAAGAAGCAGTGGCCACATATAACCAGGAAGTCTGTATGTGATGGAAATCGCAATAAGTTATTCAAGATGCTTCTCCCTTACAGGAAGAATCTACCTTCGGATACTTATTTCACAGAGTTCACGGATGATATTTTGTCAGCTTTAGAGAGCTTTAGAGATGATTTTGAGATTCCTCCCGATAGTAAGAATTGTGAAGATGTGGATGTAGGAGTTGAATATTCAAAAATAAGCATCGGGGTATCTGAATCTAAAGATAAACCAGTTGACACTATTGATCACGGTGGGTCTAGTATATTGTCTAATATGTCTATGGATTCAATTAGATGGTAATTTAGGATAATATTTTATGTGTAGCTACTATAACAGAAGGTCATGGATTCGAGAAATGTTGCCGGACGCTTTGTAAACTATACTTTACAAGATGACGGTGAAAACCTTTCTCCTTTAGAAAAGTTGCTTAGAGAAAGATTTCTCTCAAAGGATAACAAGGATGTTGTGTACAGAATGGTCCAGAGTCAGATAGATCCTATGGTAACATATGGAAATGTTACAGATGCGATGTATGAATGTTTTGAACGGTCATTATTTCTTGTACTGGATACTGTAAAGGAAATGAACGATGTTTTCATACAGAAGTTTGCTCAAAAAAGGAAAACATCACTGGAGGCTATGTCGAGAAGCAGGGATAGAGGCTTTGTGAAGTCGAATATCCCATCCAACTTCCTTCCTAGACCATCCTTCAATTTACAAGAAAATTCCAATGATAAACTTCTGGAGTTTCAATTTCGCTGATTAAAAATTAATTAATTATATTATACCGTCATACTTGGAGACAAATTCTCAAGTATATTTGCAGAAGGACCCTTCATTGTCCTCCTTTTCTTGGGGATCTCTATAACAGGTTCAGTGTCATCTGGTTCGGTTGGAGTTTCTACAGGCTTTCTAACTGGAACAGGTTTGGGTTTAGGCATCATGTTTGAGAACATTCCCAGAACAGATGACATGTCCTTTCCAGATGTTTTCTGGGGAGGTGCCGAACTTGTTGGCTGTGAAGGAGTGCTTGCACAATTACCTGCATGTTGGAAGATAGCAGATGACACAAACGTCATCATGATCGTCATTTCCGGTCCAAAAGATGTTCTACCAGACCACTTATGGTGCAATTCTTCCAAACTATCGTCGTAATCCGATACTGTAAGCATCATATTCTGAGAGAACCCTTGTAGTTTAAGGTTGAACGGGTTTACCATACCATTTGCGAACTCTATCATTGTTGCCACAGATATGAGAATGTGTTGCATTTTCTTTACAGATTTCCTAGAATTATTCTCCCTGGTCATTCTATAACATTCGAATCGTATTTCATCGATATCATCCTTGAGGGTCCATTTTTTCGTGGTGGTAAAACCTTCATTCGACATTTTCGAAATCCTAGTCAACATTTCAATTTTCTCCTGCATAATCTCTTCTTTGCGTCTCTGTTTGGTGAACTCTTCTCTGTCTGCGTACGACGAAGAACCAGATATATCACTCCTATCACTCCCGCTCCTACTTCCACTGCTTCCGCTACTACTCCCCCCTGAAAAACCTCCCATCGAAGACATTGATGAATCTGATCCCATAGAAGAAACAGACCTGGATTTCCTTCCCCTATTTTTCGATTTACTCGGGTGATTAATTATAGCAGGTTCATCTGCCATCTTTGCAGGATTTCCTATAGATTTGAACATATCTAAACCTTTTCCGTCGGGTGGTGGTGGGCTCTTGAGTTTTTTCGATTTCTTTGTCTTCTTGGGAAGAGACTTCTTGTCTGGAAATGGTAAATTTTTAATATTAGAGATAGAGATCTTATCCACATTCTTAGAACTTATTGACCTGGGAGGGACTATAGGTCCAGCTTCCACATCTGCTATACTTTTCATGATATCCATGGTGACTTATACCGGAATGGAATATAAAAAATTACACCCAATGGACTCATTTATATTTATGTCTCAGTAACAGAATCTTGAGATTTTAATGTCTTTTCCATCCCCTCCAGAACAGACTTGGCCCCGGTTAATATTAGTCCGTGTTCCTTGAGACGATTGAGCTCTTCGTTCTTGGTCCTGAGATGTTCCGTAACTTCCTTGATCTGCTGGACGATTTCCGTGTGCTTCTCGGTAATAATCTTCAACTCTTTTGCCACAAGGGAAGTTTCGAACAGGGAAGTAGACATGTTTATAGTATTTTTATTTATACCAGTTGCTAATATATTTTAATGAAATAACTCAACGCACATTTCTACAAATTTTAAACATTTATTATATGCCAATTATATTTTATATATGAACCATTCTTGAACAATGGACGTCGAATTTCCCGATGTTAGGCCTCTGTCTACTATAGTTCATTCTATATCCTCAACGGATACCTTGAATACACAGGATGCAAAGTTTCTGAAAAAAATGAACGCTCATTCTTTGATCAGTTCTGAGAAAAAACAGGTCTGTAAGATAGAAGATTTTTTAAAGACTTCTAGGAAAAGAAAAGGAACGGATAGTTTTGATATAGACGAGGATGATTTGGAAAAGACTTATTCTCAGCAATGGAAGTGTGAGAGTTGTAATGTTGGGTTACTTTACAATAAGAAGGAAGCGCAGCGTGTATGTCCTTCGTGTGGAAAAACTAGCTTCTTCCAAGAAATGACTAGGGGGGAAATGATATCACAGGGTTATACTCCCACGACAGCTTACCTTTATAAGCGTCATAACCATTTTAAAACATGGTTGAAGAGGACACAGGGTAAAGAGACTACTACTATATCGCCGGAGATAGTTGACCTGGTAAGACAAGAATTGAAAAAGGAGAGAATAACGGACATGAGTATAGTCGACCATCATAAGATAAAGTCTATATTGAAAAAGTTACGTCAGAATAAGTACTATAATCATTGTGTACAGATAACAACTATAATTACTAGCAAGGTCCCTCCTCAGATGAGCCAAGAACAAGAAGATAGTCTTTTACAAATGTTTGAACGTGTACAAGCTCCTTTTGAGAAGATGGTTATGGGCAAGACAAGGCAGAATATGTTGTCTTATTCGTATCTTATACATAAGTTCCTACAGATATTGGGTCTAGATGAATTTCTACCATACTTTCCACTTCTTGTATCACAGGATAAGATACAGATACAAGATTCGTTGTGGAAGATATTGTGTGAAGAAGTTCAGTTTGAGTTTATAAGGTCAACAATGTAAAATAATTATACCAGTACATCTTTTTCTTCTATTTTTTCAGGGGCTATATCCATTTCTACCGGTGGGAGCCATGGCCATCTATCTGGGATACCTCCATGAGAAAGTATTGTTTCTGCCTTTATATGGGGCTGAACACTATTTTTTATGAACTCGTTCACTGTTTTACCATCAACAAGTATATATGAAAAATACGTGTAAGCTTGTTGTATCCTGTATTGATAATTTGTGCATGTGTACAACCAGTGCATCATCCCGCATTCTCTTACAACACGTTTCAAATCCCACTCTTCACCTAGGGTACCATATATATATGAGTAACAAAGTCTACTATCGGGTCTGAGACACAGTCCCATTTCTCTCAAACTATTGCATAATAAATTTGTACGTGATTCTGGGTCCATAGTGTCCCGCGTTCATTTACCTATATAATTTTGTATAGATTTATTCATATGTGGTATGGACGAAAGAATCTCAAATCCGAATAAAAGAACCATGACTCCTGCCATCGCAGACATGTCTGTGAAGGAAGAGAGAACATGTCTATCTGAAATAAGATCTCGTGCCCCAAATATAAAACATGAATATGTCCTCCGAAATGGAATGACTGCGGGTGCTTTTTCGTTAAAGTATGTTATGGGTCATCATATTAAACGAAAATCTAAATGCTCTACTAAAAAATAATTTAAACATTCATAATTAACGTCTGTCTATCTCTAGAAACTGATACTACATCCAATATCTTCTCAAAGAATGATGCCGAAGTATATCTTGGATCGCTTGTACACACTTCGCTATTATCTGACTCGACACAAACTTCATATCTCTTTTCGGAGTTTTCTGCTTCCGTCTTGGTTTCTCCTTCCCATATAACACACAACTTATACTTCCACGATGATCTCCCTGTTCGATATGTAAAAGTCTTTGTATTCTTTATTCTCACAAAAGAATACATTTTCATATTTATACCCTTGTTACTTGTAATTGGTATGTTGTTGCACCGTATTACCCGGAGATTGAATGAATCGTCTGGTTTACATCCCCCATTCCAGTGCATCAGCCCTAATTTCCTTACCATGTTAGGATTATCCTGACATTTTGTATCAGATACTGTAAAATCCCCTTCCGGGTGGAGAATAGTATATTCTACGCTTACTATCCAGTCTTCTACATTCTCCCAACAATTCGACGTAGAAAGATGGTTATTTATATCTACAAGTGTCTTGTGTTCTACCCCTCCGGTGGGAGAGGAGTTGTTCCATATATATGCTGTTACCTTTTCTTGTTTAGACAGATCTTTAAAAAATGGTACCATTTGTAATGTACAATTTTCATCCTTACCATTCTTATAGTAAAATACCATTCTGTTTTTTATTCAGATTCACAAAAATATTCCGTATACCTTTAGTAAACAAAATATTTTGGGTTATATATCAGTGTTTTTTTTCAGAGTTTTAAGTGAAGGAATATATACTTACATTTGGACGATTCATGATGTTGGATTTACGTATACCATCAACCTTCCCATGTTTCGACGACTGGCCTGTTGAAAAAATAGCATTCCTAGTGAAAAGAGCAGAATCTGAAGAAATAATAGAAGAGGATCATATAGACTATGATTCAGACGAAGGTCGTAAGTCATTGGTTGTTTGTACGTCTAGAATACAGGAAAATAATCCAATGTCCACCTGTAAATATTGTGATATGACCATGAAATTGGTATTCAATCATGATCATGAAGAATGGGTATATGAAGGGTGTAAGAAAATGAATAATGGAATTTGTTTACATTCACTCTGTTATTATTTTTCGAGACGACAAAGACTGAGATATAATAATTAACTTGAACACCCAAAGGCTCTTTTTGAGTGAAAATAATGTTTGCACCTCCATAAAAGCAATTGTACCATCAAAAAATGCTTGACCAAAACACAACAAAGATGGTTCTCATTGGTGTTGCGGTTGTACTTGTAATACTAACTGTTCTCAAACAAGCTAAGTCTAACCCCGCACCCCTCGGCAAGAAGCCCCGTGCTGTTCTGGGAGCAAAGAGTAAGAATTCGCGAAGGAGCGAACCTGACGGTTGCGACAATGTAGCTATCGATTCCCCTGACTTTGCCCGATGCGCTACTCTTGGTGCCGGGAGAACCGTTCTCCCAGGAAAACCCACCAGACAGGCCCATAATATCAACACTAGTTTTGTGAAAGACAACTTTGACAACAACGTAGGGAACCTTGGAAACCCCTTTTCCATGAAGGTTGATGACTCGTTCGTTAAGGAAGACTTCCTAGGAGGAGCTAAAATTTCATCTGAAAACTCTCAAATCAGTCGTTCCGGAGGACAAGCTTTCCCATTCTCCCAGAATGGGACTATTACCAGCGGTGTCCAGCCCAGCAAGGGGTCCGGGGGACTTGTACTTGGAAAGATGAACGATCACTCTTCCGGAGTTAAATTCGAACCTCTCCAGAGAAAGCCTGTTGACAAAAAGATTCCCGCACCCGCTCGTTCTACCGCCAGGAGCAGTGTGTCTCTTGGAGCCGTCTCAGAGGGTGTTAAGTTTGACACTGCTTTCCTAGGAAGCGCCGTGTCGCCTGTTGGATCCGACTCCCTAGGAGCCAGCAAGGAGGAGATAATCCAGTCTGCTAGGCAGCTCAGGGAAGTAAATGTCGTGCAGAGGACTAACGGAGGACAATTGAACCTTCTTGTGCACTCTTGATTTTAATATTGGTATAAATAATTTAAATATATATATTTAACAAAACTAAACTTTTATTCTGGAGTTTAACTCTATCTATTTCTTTCATTGTTATTTTACTTTGTTTTTCATGAGGGGGTCCAGATACCGTGAAAGAACAGTCGATGACGATATAAACACCGTTTTACATATGAAAGCGGATACCACTGGATCGTCAAATGAGATGCTCGTTCTTCCAAAACCGCCAGATTATCCTATAGTTGTGTGGTCCAAAACAGATGAATGCTTTGATCCACGAACTATTGTACCAGAAAAGATGGACAAGTATATAAAAGAATGTATGAATTGGCCAATTAAGACTGACACTCTTTGTCACCATTGTTGCCACACATTTACAACTATACCTGTACCACTACCCTATAGTTACGATAAAGTGAGGGGCATATACAAGTGTAGAGGTATATTTTGCTCTTGGCAGTGCGTAAAGGCGTATAATATGGATTCTATTAGACATATAGGAAGGGGGGAAGTGAATACGAATATAGCACTTTTAGCATACAGGTTGTGGGTAAAATATCTTATATCGGATGGTAAAGAAATTGCAGATGGTCTTAGAGATTACACTAGATACAGTATAACTTCTGCAGGTAGAAAATCTTCTTTAAAACATTTCGGAGGGGATAAGACAATTGAAGAGTACCGTAAAGGATCTTTTGGGATAATACCTCCTTCTGAAGCTCTGTCTGGGAAACCATTCATTGGTGTCAAGGGGAGTATTTACCTACCATTTTCTACTACAGACAATATAGAGGTAGATCGGGTAGCAGACCATGTTAATCCTGGGAATATGATGAATACAATGGTAACTTCTGCTGTGCATAAACATGCGAACGAATTCTGTGAAAAACTTAATAAAGCTAAGCAAGAGAAAAGTGTTATCAAGAGGAAGCGGGCAGATAGTACAAAGAATACTCTCATTAGTTCTATGGGTGTTAAGGTTGCTCAACGGAAACGATGAATCTCATATTTTATTCTTTATACATATCATACCATACAATGGACGGAGGAAGTTCTGGAAACACTGGTGTGTCTCTTTTATCAGGATCCGGTATTGTTGTCGGAGATTCCATTACTCTTGTTTCAGGGGCCAGACAGTGGAGAATACGAATCCCTTCCTCGAAGGAATCTGAAAACAATGTCATTATATTCGAATATAAATCAGGAGCCAAGTGGTTCATCGCAAAAACATACGCAATGCCTTGATCTCATCTGGAATATTATTTGTAATTTTTTATAATAGGACGTAATGTATACTGAGGGAAAGCAGTGACATGCGTAAACGATCGCGTTTACAAAATGAAATACAACCATGTATGAAAAACAAATTATACAAAGAATCGAATTGTAAACTTTCTTCTATCTCTCCAGACGAGAGGGATTATATAAGAGGATGGTGTTCAGGTAGACATTTAGAGGATTCCTATGCGATTAGGGCCGTAGTTTTTTGGGTTAGAATAAGATTATCTCTTTCTGTTTTTTTCAGGTTAAAAGATACCAATAAAATGGTGTATATGGTATTGTGTATACATATTGCAATGAAGTGGCAAGGATATACAGAGATGCATAAGTGTAATTTTATAGGAGATTTGAGAGAAATAGATCCTTCTATATCTATATGTAGTCATCAGGAGATGGAATACCATGTAATAACTAACCTAGATTGGAACTTTGGACCTTAAATATAATTAAACTATGATTTCTTCCCCACAACATATGTTTCTCCTTTGGATACCTTCACGGTTGCATCCATATTCATATGATTCTTCAATACCTCGTCAGAACAGTCGTTATAGAAATTAACCTTCATCCCTGCATATTGCTTTGAAATGTGTGTAACATCACCACCATTTTCTGTAGATGCCGATAAAACCTTTGTTGAACCAAGACCCTTTGAAGGCTTGTCTGTGATGCTATACGGAGGGAATGTAATGATGTCTTTCCAATTGGACTTATATTTTACAGAATATGTAGACGCCTCTATCCTTTTAAAAGGGTCACTGTGACTCCTGTATGTAATCTCAATGTACCATGAATCGTTATTTCCTGTATCTCCTGCCATAGTAGGAACGATATCCAATAAATCAATTGTGATTTGACCATTGTCTCCCATGAAAGGGTCGTCGAAATCTACTAGTATTTCCCTCATCTCAATAGTCACGTCTTTAGATATGTCTCCCCTTGTAGCAATAGCATGGTCTATCAACACTCTCTCCGAAGATTTCAATGATGAGTTTACAGATGCACTCTCTGGATTCACGATGAATATCTTATCCATGATTTTCTTGACATGGATATTGACATGATTCCTAGTTTTCCATATATAATTAGAGCGTTTCTTCATAAACTGTAATGATGCTTTACTAACATATTTGCACAACACATTGACACTCTTATTTTTCAAATAGTCGACAATAACACCTATCTCTTCATGGTACACAAGGTATATAGATACTGATGCTACAACGAAGTATGCTCTTACTATCTCAGAAAGATAATCCATCACACTTGTAATATTGAAATATTACTTTTAATGTAATTCAGACGTAAATATTGTATACATATATCAAACGTGCCACATGGAAGACATTTCCATAGTAGAGAAATCTATTTTCAACGGGAAGAAAATTTCAGGTCCGTGGAGACTATCTGTATGGGAACAAGATGGACGCCCCCCGTCTTATGTATTTTCAGAAGAACATGCAAATATTGGATCTTGTCCAGAAGAAATGGGGATATCTTCTCTATCTAGAGAAATTCTAAATTTGACTACAAATGTTCATGTATTTATAGAACATTATATACACGCGAATGAAAAGATTAACACAACAAGTACAGAAAAGTCGTGTAATTTAGCAAAGGACAAGGCCATATTGAATAATATGAGGAATTGTTTAGAGGTATTGAAGATAAATGATCCCATGAAGAAGGAGAGGATTCATTTTATAGATCCTAGAGTGGACATAGTCGCCATACTCCCAGACGGAAAGGTTTATGATGCGTTGAAAATGTATATCTCCAAGAAAATTGAAGAAGGAGACACTGAATGTGCTCTCATGACAATATATGAAGCATTCATACATCCCTTGTTGAGCATGTTTCCAGACAAACTGGTCATGAAAGGAAGAATGGTAGGATCTCTGGGGAAACTCAGAGAGAGTATGACACCCAGTCAAGTTTCCTTCTTTGACGGTGTGTGGAAAAAAGATGTGATTGGCAGAATATCTTCATTAACAGATGCCTTTAGATCTATGCAAAAGAGGTCCGATCTATCTAAACTAGATGAGATATACATCCTTTATAGAGATATGACAAATAAATTCCTTGATACCTGGTTACTTGCAAATATTCTCATTGCTGAAAATTCTATGGGGATGAGCGCATCCATTATATACCTAGGTAGTCTACACTCTCTCAATTTTGAAAAGTACCTAGAAAAAATGGGATACTCTAGAAAAAAACTATTCGAAAATAAAAACCTACACTCTTGCTTGGAACTATAATTAAAAAAACATACTGATCAATGATCCCAGAAATGCGATAAAAAACGTACTTCCAGCTACGCTTGCCACAGACGACCCAGAAGTATTAGTTGGCAAAGACTCCGTTGGAGAACCTATGGTAGGGGGGCTAACAGGCTCCGGGGTAGGCGTAGGGCTAACAGGCTCCGGGGTAGGCGTAGGGCTGACAGGCTCCGGGGTAGGCGTAGGGCTGACAGGCTCCGGGGTAGGCGTAGGGCTGACAGGCTCCGGGGTAGGGCTGACAGGCTCCGGAGTAGGGGAAGGAGAAGTAGCAGGGGTAGAAGAACATCCGCACGTGATAGAAATATCTCCCGGAGACACGTTCCCGTTAAATTCACCATCTTCACCTTCGTCAAAGCAAAGAGCCCATCCACCGTTTTCATCAATATGAGCAGGGTGACCAATGTCGATAGCTGTCGAGACCGAGGCACAGAATCCAAACTCGTCTGTGTTACCAGTGGGACTAGAGAATGTCAGGTAGTAGATGTGGTCTGTCTCAGTGTCGTCGATGATGGAATCAAACTCGAAAACAGCATCATTCGGGTCCGTGGTCGAAGGGAAGACCTTCCCACCAGACTCGTTCGTTCCAGCATATTCATAACACCCATCGGCAGCAGGGTATACTGGAGAAGATATAGTGAAAGAGCTCGTACTCGGACATTCTTGAGATGCGACAATAGCCATTGTCATTGAAGCGATCGTGTAGAAGAGTGTAAAAGCCATTGTTTATTGTTGGAGATGTGGTGTTGGTTAATTGTGATAAGGTGGGGGTGTGTCAGTCACGAATATTGTATATTAAAAATTAAAACCTTTTGTACTTAATCCTTGGTACCAGGCCAAGAGTGTCGGATATCACCCAATAATCTTTCATATATTCCCTTATCAATCTCTCGGGATAATAACACTTTATCTTGTTCTCGTATACATCTGGACACGTTATACCGATTACGTCAGGATACTTCACAAAGTGACGTTTGATAGAATCATTCATTTCGATTTTATCATTATGATTCTTGAATGATAGTAACAATTCTTTACTTTTTTTAAATATATTACATACCCTTTCCATAACCTGTGGATTTCCCATATACATGATATCACAAATATCCCTACCATGTTGAGAATGTATACGTTTACCTGTGATATATTCTTCATTGCATTCTTTACAGCCACCTCCTCCACCAGGGTGTATGTGACACCTACTCCCATTCACAACCAGTGCATTATTCTCTATGAAACTTGTATCTCCTGTAAAAATATTATGGAAATTTTCAAGAGTGCAGTCTGCTCTCAGCCTGACCAATATATCATACTTTTTGTTAGAATCTCTCACAAGTTCCCAACATTTCATGATTGAATATAACTGAGACCCTATATTTCTAGAAAAATCTTTATTCTTTTTTAAATTGTCAGTGTCTACATAATATAGTTTCAAACCAGGTTGCTGAAAAGAAAAGGATTGAAACTTTTCTCCGTGGTCTTCGATTACCATTTTAACTGGTTGTAATATTTTTCTAATCAATTCAAAATCGGGAGGATGTTTACCAATAACTATCCACTCTTTTCCTTTCCGAATACCTTTCTCGTTCCATGTGTGTATATAAATGTCCACCATATCTCCGAATTTTTTGTTGAAGTTTATCCAGAATTCTTTACGAGGGCTAAAATCACGAAAGTGTCCTGAAAGCATCATTGCTATTCTTTTATGTGTTATAGTTTTCATATGAATCATATCGTTTCCAGAAACGACATCGCAAATAAAACTACAATGTACCATATCGGGAATGTTTCCAGTCGGGGGGTCATAGAATATGTGTTCTTCATACATTTCTCTCCACTTTTCTGGTAGAGTTTCCATATTTGAAGTATCTATATCATGTCCTAAAAGGTTTGGAAACTTCATAGCAATTATTTCTAACTGTGTAGGGCTGGGCCATTTACCTTTGTTTACAATTGTGTTTAAACATAATGCCTTGCTTAAAAATATAGAATACTCGAGAACACGATGGGAACCTATTCCCGATGTTACTCTCTCCATATCTTCCAGTTGCTCTAGTATTGGAAGATCTGTGTCAGTGTATTTATACCCTGAAACAATCAACCTGGCTCTTTCTATAGATCTACGATTACCCGTGTTGTGGAAATGGGCATATATGATATCATCTGTAGTATAGGTAATTCCCGAAGTAACTTTACCATTATGGCATCCGTTTACAGTTGATATAAAATTATCTGCCCTGAAAAAATACTTTCTTGGACTAGTCTCTTCAAGTGTAAACGTTTTTATATTGGTTGCAGGGCGTAACACCTTATTTCCAATATATCCAGGAGACATTGGGTCTGGAACCGATGTTATGTATTTTTTCACCATTATCTTTGATACATTGTTGGGAAGACTTGTGAGGTATTTTACAATCTCATTTTTCATCTTTTCCGCTGATCCTTTATTTGACATGAAAAACTCATCGGTGTCCATACCGATTAAAAATGTGCAAAGTTTCTTGTACCTTAACATGTGTTTACTAAATGCATTCCCTTGAGATGTCCCATCGTACCTAGACTCCGAAACTACTGTTATACCAATTTTCATGTACTTTGAATATACATCCTTAACTATAGGACATGTTGACATATTGTCTATAATTATAATATTGCTAAATCCAAAAATTTTCCCATGGTATATTATGAAATCTTCTATAAGGTCTGTTTCGTTTTTCGTTACCGTGAATACCTTTGCCAGAGGAATCATTCTTATATTTTAATCACAATATTTTTTTTTACCTTAGAATACTTGCAATGGGTGCAACTTCTTCTTCTGACCCAATAGATCCCTGTGGAAGTTCTGTGTATGGGAATAGAGGAGTTCTTTCACTTTCTTCCCACATCTTACCAGAATCCAATAGTACACCTATCTTAGAATTGATATCTATCAGGTCTACAATATCACTTTTACCATAAAATCTAGATTGATCTGACTCATGTCCATCTAGTGCCTCGACAGATGCATTTTCTTCATATTCGTTATCGTCATCTGCCGATTTGTTTTTGTGATACATCTCGTCTGCATGATCTCTCTGAGCCTGAGCTTGTCCTCTTAGACGAACGATATGGTCCCTAGCCTGTGCGTTGACAACATCTTCAGATTCTGATTCTACAATGGAATCT